CAAAAGATAGCCGATAAAAAATGATAAGAGATAGCCGATTAAAAACATGACAATAGACAGCCGATAATGAGCTAGTTAATAGAAAAATAGCCAATTGCTTTAGACGGGGTTGGGGGGGTTTTATTTCCACATTCATTACCATCTTTAATCCCCACATACCAGAATTTCAAAATTTCAAAATCAAAGACCTTAACCAAGCGATCAATCAAAAGCATCACAAAACCCCTTAAATTTCGTCAAGGTTAAACAAAAACCACATTAAAGCTACAATTATCCTAAAATAAAAAACAAATCAATTTAAAGCGATTTAAGCGAGCAATAACTAAACACATAGAAATCTACGTGATTAAACCGAAAGAGGGTATTATAGTGTTATGGAAATAAGAGAAGAAAGAATTTATGAAGTATTTGACCCTATAGGGTATCACATGAAGGAAGCTATGAGGCAGGCTGAGGAATTTTTGAAATCGCAGGGGGTGACTGAGGAAAATGCTCACGAATGGGAAAAGCAATTTACGTGTGAAAGTAATTTGGGTACGGATAGAAACACGGGTGCTTATACGATAACCCTTACTGTAAACCGAAAGACTAGAGTATTTAAGGCAGGCTAGTGAGAGTTAGGGTATATTGTTTTTATGGAAAGTGAAGAAATAGAGGATTTAAAAAAGCAGGCAAAGGTTATATCTGAGGCACGTATTGAGAATATGAGGGGATATGATGAAATGGTTCAAAAAAAGAATTCTGATTTTGTAAGCAATGCTTATAAAGCTCTTTATGGGAAGAATACGGATGAAGAAAATTGAAAAACTAGAAGAGCTTAAGATCGGTGCATTGTATGTGGTGCGAATTGATAGCCCTATTGGTGAAGGGTTATATATGGAGTATGATGATTTAAAGTTTAATGGTGTAGAAGATGAACAGCTTAGTTTTACGGATCAGCGTGTTTATGAAAGTTCACCATTTTGTGGCAAGCCAATGTTTATAAAGGCTTCTAATTTTGAGACTGGGGAGCTTTATTCTTTCAGTATTTACGAGCAAGTATGAGCGAATCTAAGGATTTTTTCAAGAAAAAAGATTTCAGCATTCAGGCTGAGAGGTTGGAGTTATATGAAGGTTTAAAGCGTTTAGAGGATGCTGCTGAGGAATTAGACCCAGTAAATGCTGCTAAGGTTTTGTTAGATGCTAAGGGTTCAAGGATAAAGTTATTGAATGATATGCAGAATTCGATTTATGCAGAGGAAAAGATTGAGATTGCTATAGAGGCTACTCGTAAGCAGGCAGATAATAGCAATGTTAAGTTTTTCATTCCGACGTTTAGAGAGATTAAGGATGAGCATGGCAGGATACGTTTAGTTCCGACTAAGGCGAATACTGAGGAGATGAAGTTAATTGAGTGATGAACTTTCTAAAGTTAGTAATTGGCGTGAGATTGCAGAAGATAAGAATCACCCTTTGCATTATCAGAATGTTTATGATGCGAGCGAGTATGTAGCTCCTGTTGAGACGTTTGATAGCAAGGTAACTGCTGAGGAATGCAATGAGATTTTAGGTAATCTTTGGGGGAAGTTTGAGCCAACGTTTTATCAGTTTGAGTGGTTTAAGTTTTTTAATCAGCGTGATGATAAAGGGCGGTTAAAGAGGCATTTAGATGGGATTGCTATAGTTCATAGGCGTGCGGGGAAGAGTACGGCTATCCCATTATGTATTGCGTTGCCTCGAATGTTAGAGGATAGGGGTTTATATATTCATGCTTTCCCGAGTTTAACGCAAGCAAGGGCGGCGATATGGAATGGTTTAGGTAGGGTTACACGTGATCCTGATGAGCAAGCGATACCTTACTTGGAGTTATTCCCTAAAAAGCTTTGGAAGCGTAAAGATAACCATGCGATGACTTTAGAGTTAGTTAATGGTTCAGTTTATCGTTTAGTTGGGGTAGTTGGTGCAGATGGAACGGCTAACCATTTAAGGGGTTTAAATCCGATTGGGGTTATATGCGATGAGTACCCTGAATGGCGAAGTGGGGTTTTTGAAGAGATTTTTTCTCCAATTCTTGCACAGAATGGAGGGTTTAGTTTTAAGGTTGGCACTCCTAAGGGTGAAAATCATGCACACAGGGATTATATGTATAACCTTGAGCATGAATCGGATAAGAAGCGTGCTTGGTTATATGGGATTGAGGATACTTACTACAACGATGGCGACCCAGTAATTACTAAAGAGTATGTTGATGAATTAATCGCTAAAGGGATGGACCCTGAAATTGCGATGCAAGAATTTTATTGTTCTTTCAAGGCAAGTGCTAGTGGTTCTTACTTTAAACATCAAATGCACGCTATAGATGAAGAGGGCAGAATAACGCATGTACCGCATAATTCAAATTTGCAGACTTTTGCAAGTTTAGATTTAGCGGAGGGTGAAGATTTGATGACTGCTGTAATACATCAACATCCTGATAAGAACACGATACATATTGTTGATAATTTTGTTTCTAAAGATATGGCAAGTGGGCAGTTTACGGACATGATACGCAATAAATATACAATTGATGTATGGTTTTTGCCGTGGGATGCAACAAAACGCCAAGATAAAATGGATAAATTGCAATCAAGGGCGGAAACGTTAAGGAAACAAAAGGGCTTAAAGATTGTTATTATCCCGAAAACAAATGATTTAGCGGGGAATATTGAATGGGTACAAGAAGTTTTAGCTTATTGTTTTTTTGATAAGGAAAGATGCCGCAGATTAATTAATGATTTGCGGAATTATAAGCGAAAGAAAAATGCAGAGGGAGTTTTTACTAAAGTTCCAGTGCATGATAAGCATTCGCATAATGCAGATGCGGTTCGCTGTATGGCAAGTGCTTATAAAACAGATGTAATTCCTGTTCATTCTTTACAGAGGCATAAAAAAATGATTGAGTTACCAAGCTTTGCAAAGTATAAACGTGGTGTAAAATAAGAGCATGGTGTCAGGTGGCGTTCCAAAAGAATTAAGCGAAGAAGAAACGGCAGCTTATGCCTTGCGTAAAGCTAATAAGCAGGCTTTAAAGCAGCTTTCTTTATTGGCAGAAAGAAAAACGATAAGCGATTTTGATACAAATATTCCATTAACGCCGCTTGAACAAGCGAAGCAAGATGAAATTAATAAATTTGGTGGGGGGTTAATCCTGCCTAAGGGTAAAAAGAATGAACGAAAAATTATTTAAAGCTTTTAGCGATTGTGCCGCAGATCGCTCTAATTATGATAACGAATGGCGGGCAATATCTGAACATTTAAGCCCTGAATCAAGGGGTTTTAATACAAGTTCTTCTGACGGATTTGTAGATCAAACAAAAATTCAAGACTCGACCCCAGAAAGGGCAGCCGAAGATTTAAGCAGTGCTTTAGTATCCATGCTTGCAACGGAAAGCAAAAAATGGGGAAGCTTAAACATTGAAGGATTTAGTGAAGAAGAAGATTTTGAATTAAGTAAAAACTTGCAGATTGGTACTAATTTAGTTTTGCAGCATTTAAGCCGCAGCAAAGCAAATTTTTATACAACATTTGGAGATATTGCTGATGATTTAGTTTTGTATGGTCAAGGCTATGGCTATATGCACTCAACGATTGAAGGCAAATCTAGCTATGTTCGCTTTTGCCGTTTGCCGCCTCAAGATTGTTATATTAAAAGAAATAGCTATGGGGATGTATTTTATTTTTTTAGAAAATATAAGTTGGATTTAGATGTCTTGTTAGCTGAGTTTGATAATTTAGAGAAAGCAGAATGCACGGATTACGATAAAAAGCAGCTTAAGGAAAGCGGAAAGAAAAACGTAGATATATTGCATTCAATAATGAAAACCGAATACGCTAAATCTTTAGGGTGCAAGATAACTACTACTAATCCTTATGTGTCTTGTTATTTTATTTATGATACGAAAATCAAGATATGGGAAGATGGTTATTCTCAATTTCCTATAGTCGCTCCATCTTGGAAGCGTAAAGCAGGTTCTTCTTATGGGCGTGGTCCAGGGCATAAAGCTTTGCCTGATATTAAAGTTTTAAATAGCATGATCGAATCAAATTTAGGTGCAGCCGAGGCGATGGTTACGCCGCCAATGGCAGTACCTTATGATTTATTGGTCGATACTGGAAAGGCTTTAGATTTAAGCCCTAAAGCGATGACTTATTTATCAATGCAAGAGGCTTCTTTAGCAACAGGGATTATCAAGCCTGAGCCTTTAGTTACAGTGACGAATTTACCAGTTAGCTTAGAGATGGAAGATCGCAGGCGTAACGGGATTGCACAAAGTTTCTTTTCTGATTTGTTAGTCGATTTTAAGAATGCTCAAATGTCCGCAACTGAAACAAGCATGCGTGAAAATTCAAGAGTGAGAAAATTAACAAATTATATATTACGCATTCAGGATGACTTTTTAGCTCCTGCGTTTTTATTTGTTTTCAATCAGCTTAAAGAATGGAAGATGTTAGATTTTCCTGATGATATGGAATTAAAGGTTGATTTTACAAGTGCTTTATATGAAGCTTCAAATGCTCAATCAATTACTTTACTTGAAAGAGCATTAATAACTTTAGCGAATACTAAATCTATAGACCCATCTGTATTAGAAGCGATTAAAGAAGAGAAGTTTATACAATATGTATTTAAGAAAATTGGTGCTGATTTAAGCGTGTTAAAATCACCAGCAGAATTAGAAGAAGCGAAGGCGAAGAGAGAGGAATCGGCTCAAGTAGCGAATATGCAAGGTGCAGCAGGAGCAGCAAAAGATTTAAGCCAAGCAGTAGCTTTACAACAAGGGGTAATATGATAAAGACGATAAGCCGTTATGTGGCTACATTATTTAAAAGCAAAGATGATTATAAGAAAAGGGTTAAGCAGGCTTATGAAAGTATTTCAGCCGAAACATGGGATTTAATTATTTCAGATTTAATGCTTTACGCTGAATTTAATAAGCCTTGTTGGGATGAAAAATTTACCCCTTTTATCGAAGGAAAAAGAGCAGTAGTATTAAGGCTTTTAGCGAACAAGGAATTAACAGAAAAAGATTTTTTAGCAAATTTAGGAGAATATTAATATGAACGAAGAAGCACCAGCATTTAATTTTAGCGAGTTTAAAACTCAATATTTAGGGAATATTCAAGACCCTACTGAAAGGGAAACATTTCAAAAGAATTTAGAGCCGATAAAGGATGTTCAAAGTTTAGTTACAAGTTACGTTCATGCACAAAAAGCAGTAGGCTCTAAAGTAAATTTACCTAACGAAAAATCAGCTCCAGAAGAATGGGATAAATTATTTAACCGTTTAGGCAGACCTGAAAATGCAGATGGCTATGAGATTGAAACACCTGATTATAAGTTTGACGATAATGTTTTAAAAGAAATTAAAAAGGCAGCTCACGAGGCAGGCTTAACTAAGACTCAAGCAAATAAGGTTATCGGTTCTATCGCTAAGATGTCGAGGGAAGCAATGGAAGTTTTAGAATCTTCTAAAGCAGCACAATTAGAAGCAGTTAAAACGGAACGCAGTAAATGGGAAGATTTATCAACGACTGAAACAAAAGTTGATTTATTTTTAAAGCAAAATACTAAAAATGTAGAAGATTACGAAAAGCTTAAGAGCTTAATTGATACTGATAATAATTTGTTTAAATTTATGAAGGATGTAGCTTTAACGAATACGCCTAAAGATATCGGGCAAACTCAAGCGAATTTATCAGCTAAAGAAACACCTGAACAGGTAGCAGGAAGAATATTAAGCGACAAGAGTAATTTTAATGATTACTATACTAATGCTGGTCGTAATATGCCTGAAAGCGTAAGAAGGGAATTGCAAGAAGCGATTAATAAATCAAACCCTAAAGAGATCGGGAAGTATATAAGAAACTAAAGAAATTTTGAATCTTTATTAAAAATAGTGTAATATATAATTAATTCTCAATGAATCCGCTAGCGGGTAGTTCATTGTTTAAGAATCCGTGTTACGGGTAGTTCTTGTTAGAAGAAATTAGTTATACGTTACTCTTTTGAGTAACACAAATTTAATAGAGGTAAATAATGGTTTATTCAGTTGATCAGAACTGGATTAATACATACGAGGCAAATTTACATATTTTGTCTCAGCAAATGGACTCAGTATTTGAGGGCATTGTTAAAAAAGGTGATATTAATTCAGAATTTAAATTTTTCCCACGTATCGGCTCGATTTCGATGTCCGCAAACACTACACCAAATCAAACAACTTCATATTCTGACGTTGCACATACGATGCGTTCTGTTGATTTTACGCAATATGATGTAGCTCTTTATGTTGATAGAAAGCTTGATGTTTCTAGAATGCTAACTGACCCGACAAGCTCTTATGTCAAGTTAGGTGTTGCAGCTTGGAAGCGTAAGATTGATGAGGTTTGTATTGCAGCAGCTTTAGGTATTGCTAAAGATGGTAAAACTAGAGGTACTGATACAGCATTCCCTACAGCTACTAGAACAATTGATGTTAATTACATTGATGGTAACCCAGTAGGTGCAGGCAATGGTACTGGTACTTGGACTAACAGAGCTCAATCTGGTTTTACTTTAGCTAAAATCTTAAAGGGAAGAGAATTAACTTTAGCTTCTTTCGGTTTAGAGGCAGGCGATAGACTTAATTGTGTTGTCGGTACAGCGGAAGAAACTGAGTTAATGGGTATCCCTGAATATAAGAATAGAGACTTTAGCGATCAAAGACCTTTTGATAAACAAATGATTTATCAGCCGTACATTGGCACATGGTTAGGTATTGACTTCTACAGATCAGTTCTTTTAACGGATACTGACCCAGCGGGTGCAAGTAACCACTATAGATCATGTTTAATGTTTCCTACAAGTGGACTAGGTGCTTACATTGGTAACAATTTAGAAGTCGATATTCGTCCAAACCCTGAAAGAAGAATGGTTCCGACTATTTATATTTCTGGTGGTATTGGTGCAGTCCGTATTGAAGAAGTTAAAATGGTTGAAATTAGAACTTCTAGCGGTCTTGTTGATGCTTCTTAATGTATAATTAAGTAATTCTTTCATCATAAACCTTAAACCCTTGGCATAAACCCCGAGGGTTTTTTTTATTACCCATAACTCTATAGCTGACTATAGGGTTTAATAAGTCTATAGTCCACTATAGAGTTTAAGGGTATAATGTAAATATGCTAGTAAACAGGCTTAATGTATTTAATTTGGCTTTAATGCAATTAGGTAAAGACCCCGTAGTTGATGTTAATACTCATACTGTTGAGTTAGCGAAGTTAAGAGCAGTTGAGCAAATGGCTTTAGAATCTTTACTTCAATCGCATAGATGGGATTTTGCAATTCAAAAGCAGGAATTAACTTTTATTCAAGATTTATTAAATGAGGAATTTATTAAGCTTTATTCAATCCCCAATGATTGTATAGAGATATGGAGAGTTTACGACGTTGAAGGCGAGGATTTAGATTACTCAAAAGATAGCCGAGGATTAGCGACAAGTTCAGCTAGGGTTTTTATTGAGTATACTTTTTTGCAGACAGATTACGGGAAATATGATGCAACGTTTTGCGAAGCTTTAGCAATGCGAATAGCAGCTTTAGCAGCTCCATCTGTTCAACATTCAGATTCTAAGACTGATTATATTTCAAGCACGGGGCAAAAGAAGCAGGCGGTAGCAGCAAGTAAAGCCATTGGGAGAAGTCAAAGGAACTGGGAGCAAAACAC